AAGTTCAGTCCTAACAGACAACTCATCATCACCAGATATAGCACCTTCGAGTTTCGCTTTGAGCCAATAGGTTGCGTCAATTCCTAACTCCTTTTCCTCCAGGTCTCTTGTTCTTTTTTCTGGGGTATCTACACCTGCTATCCTTACACGCTCCTTTTTATACAGGTCGAATCCTAAATCTATTGTTACATCCACAGTATCGCCATCAACTACACGATTAATTTCTACTACTCTAAAGTTGTAACAACTCTTTCTGCTTGGGGGTTTCATTGCACCCATTGGATTCTCTCATCAACTCATAGTATATAGTAACTAATATTCATTCAGTATCTTCTAACTCTGCAAATGCTTCCTTTAATATGTAGAAAACTACAAATACTGCCATAGAGACTGCAAGTAATACACATATGATTACCGACCACACAGGGTCATTTGCATTATCTAATGGTTGTAATAATAAATTCATGAGTTTTCAAATTTATATTCTAAAATCATTCTATAAAAAGAATCTCTAAGATACCATAAATGCTCTTGCTCCATAGGGTGTCTAGCGGGAGAACCCTCCCAATTTTGAATTCTTTTTTCAATACAATGATGCAGTAAATGAACATCATCAATAGTTAAACTTACATTATAGTCTGGTTCTTTCATGGATTTTTTGGATCTATTCCTAAGGTTTTTAAATAATCTATCCACCAATCAGCATCTTTAATATATCTCCAATTTGGCACTTCTTTACCGTTTTCTATGACATAATACTGGTAAAGAGCATCATCTATAATCTGTGCGATCTCCATATTCTTCTTCCTCCGCATCAACGTCTGCATATGGGTTTTCCAAATATGGTCCTCGTTTTCTGAAGGGTTCTTGTTTAACATAATTTTGTTCGTTATTTACAGCTGACATCCAAACGGCAAGTTTCATTACTATGAAAATAATTACTAAAGGGGAAAGGCATCCTATTAGTACTATAGGGTTCATGGTAAATCCTCAAATGATGAGTTACACTAGAGTTATTTGTCTATTTATGAATTATCTTTTCTATTCAAAGTTGATATACTTATAATATCAAGTCCTTCTACTTCTGATGGTGAAGATTTCACTGTAGGTTTAGGGTCTTCACTTTCCCATTCTTGAACTATATCTTCTGCCTGTTTATCAATTGATGCCATCTCCATGTCAACTCTACCATCCACCCAATGCTCCCATAACCATTGAAGAAAACCCAAAGCAAGATGACGTATGATTGGATTCTTTTGATTCTCTGCCCAACGATTTAATTTAGTAAAATATGTATCCTCTCCACCCCAGTTGTATTTAAATTTATGTTCTATCTTAGTCATACCTATACTGCTGGGATTTATATTCAGGATAAGTATCTTCTGCAGTATCCTTAGGGAAAACCAGTTGGTTTGCTAACTTATCCCTCAACTTATTAATTTTCTTTTCGTCAAATTGAGAAAAACTAGGATACTTTTCAACTTTCTTATAGTAATGCAATGCATTTAAGACAATAGTATAGTCTTCTATATTCATTTCAAACTTCATTTGTGTTCTTTCCTGAAAGGTTCCCAGTGCTCCCAACCATATTTATGCACTAAGTGCATGCCAATAATAGGTATAAAAATAACAGAAAACCCCATAAGACCAATACACCATGAAGTATTCATGACGTGCCTAACAAATAATTGAACTGAATGTATCATAGATAATCATTTAAATGAAGATATATCCAAGTTCTTTTTGGAGGAAAATATGTTTCCCACATAGGAACATCCGAATTACATGCCTCTAATGCTTCAATAGTCATTCCCTCCGTCTTCATTGCCCACACTGCTTCTCTTTCTATACGAACAACCGTAGGATCATAACCATAACGTAAAAAAGTTTCTTCAATAATGTGATCTGGAATCACACTATGGTGAAAAATACTTCGTAAATCTGAATTAACAAGAGAACCCGCCATACAATCTTGGGCAACATGCCATCCCTCATGACGTATGATTTTTAAAAAGTCTTCAGGATCTTTAGTATATCTGGTATTAATAAAAATTGAGTTTATATCTGAATAATAAACTCCACGAAACTCATTAATGAAATAATAAGGTAGTGCATTAAAGACATCTATACCAAGTCTGTCAAGATTTTCAATAATTTCACCTGCTTCTCCATCATAATCATCAGGAAAAACTTGTTCAATACCTTCATTGCATGCTCCTTCTTTCATACATTGCATTGCAGCATTTGAATAAAGAAGTTCATCAAAATCTAACTCTTCTTCTGTTGCTAAAGATAGAGGAGACAAAAATAAAAATACCAATAATAGCAATACATTGTTCATAAAATTTACCAAATAAAATTTACCAAATAAAATTTACTAATCATATTCCTTCACCTATGTATACATCAGGTTCCTCGTCATCATCAATATATTCTATCATTCGTAGTTGTTTAATTCTTTCTTGGAGTTGTTTTCGCAATTCTCTTTGCTCTATTAATTCTTCACTATTCATGGGACCCCTACGTTTATGTAAACTCATTCTGAAATTACCGATAAAATAAAAATGAATACACCAAATAAACAATAAACAAAAGTGAAAATTAATTCAGAAGGAATATGCATGGTTTAATCCCCAATAGAGAAATGCTGTTATGGAAAAAAATATGATTAGTGTGGAGACTAAGAGGTGGTTCATTTTAATTATCTATAAAATTTAGATGTTGCCATGGATCAGAATTGTTTAAACAAGAATTTGGATGTCTCCATTCTGTAGTGAACCTTTCAAGGTCCAGTTGTAATTTCAAATTTTTTAATTTCAATTCAAAATTTTCATGTTCCAATTCTTCAATTCGTTTCTTCAAGTTCATTTCTTCTTTTCCAAAGTTCTAAAAAATAACGATCAACTTGATACAAATCCACGTTTGGTGGAAGTTCGGTAACATCCTCAGACCACTTCTTACAGATGGATCTCATCTCATCTGTAATTTTAATTGGTGTAAACATTCTACCAAAAGAAGACATCGCAAAAGCATATCTCATTTTAATGCGCTGTTCCATTTCCTCCATAGTTTTTGGACTCGTAATAGTTATTCTCACCTTTTCTGTGCCCGTAATATGCGGTGGCACATACAAACGGTAATGAGAACCAAAGTAGGACATGTGCTAGGGTCATTTAAGTTGGCATCCTTGTTGGTGGAATTGTATGTGCAAAAATTTTAGAGCAAGCATTGATGGCATGAGTTGCTCCATACACACCAACGAAGATATAAGATATACCTAACTTAGAACAATATTTTTCTAGTTCCTGACATTTTTTTATGTCATTGCTACTATGATCAATAATTATATCGCCCTCATCAAGTAAAGGTATCAACTCATCAAGTGTGTCTTCTATCTTTGGTTCTGGGATGATTATTTGAAAGATACCAGGAACTTTTCCTGCACTAGTATGCCTAAGACCATCAGATTTAACTGTTTGGACAAGGTACTCTAATGAAGTTACACACCCACTAATATATCCTTTTTCATATTTTTCACAAGCACTTTCATAGTCAACGATACTATAACCCCATACTTCAATTCCATTTTCAATCATATTGCGAGACATATCCACCGCAATAGGACACAATCCAATGATTCCAAGTTTCATAAAATTCTCCTATAACTTGATTTGCAACCATGGAAAAATTGGAGGAATTACTCCAATCAATCGGAGAAGGCCTTCAGCAAACAAAGCAAGAACGAACCAACCAACCAACATAGAAATAATCCCAGCATTGCGGTTGTGGCGTCTGATTGCGGCATCGATCATCTCCTGAGTTTCTTGTTTGGTTACCCATTCGGGTGGTTCTAGTTCTGGTGAATAGTCTTTATTCATTGAGACATATTCCAATCTTGTTGAAATCTTTCTAAACCATCTTTAGTAAGAATATGTTCATACATATCCCAAAAAACTTTAGGTGGCATGGTAACTATCCGGGCACCATTGTACCAAGAACGAACTGCTCTATGAACACTACGAATTGATGCTGAGATAATATTTGTTTCAACTCCATACATGCGATAAAGTTCTGAAATAGAACGAACTACCTCAAGACCTGCAACAGAGTTGTCATCCAAACGACCAACAAAAGGGGAAACATATGTAGCACCTGATTTAGCAGCAAGAACTGCCTGTGCCGCACTGAAAATAAGTGTGACGTTTGTTTTAATTCCAGAGTTACTTAAATTTTTACATGCCTTCAATCCTTCGACTGTGCATGGAAGTTTAATAGTAATAGCAGAACCCAGATCTTTATAACTCAGTCCTTGATTTACCATCTCTTCTACAGTATCAGCAACAACCTCTGTAGAAATACTTTCAAAATGTGGAAACTCTTCAACAAGTTGCTTAGCAACATCTGGAAGGGTTCTACCACTACGTAAAATAAGTGTGGGATTAGTAGTCACCCCATCGATCAAACCAGTTTCATTAGCAGCACGAATTTCTTCAATGTCTGCTGTGTCCAAATAAATTTTCATTAGGTTGTGAGTGTAAATCATGATACGTGTACAGTTCCAATCATGCCAGCACCTTTGTGGGGGGCACACCAATAAGTATAGTCACCAGGATCAGAAAATGCAATATCAAACT